GTCCGGGTCCGGGTCCGGGTACGGGGTCGGGTCCGGGTCCGGGTCCGGGTCCGGGGACGGGTACGGGTCCGGGAACGGGGACGAGTACGGGTCCGGGTACGGGTGATCCCGCGTGCAGCAAGGAGGAGAAATGAGAATCTGTCAGAACTGCGGTTGCACGATTCCTGATTCCCCATTGTGTTCCGTATGCGGGGCTTGGAGCGGCGCCATCCAGTATCAGGAATGGGCAAGGCCACCGGTCCCGTGGGCCGAAATTCTTTCCGTCCTTGAGCGCATCGCCACTGCTTTGGAGGCGAAGGAGAAATGACAACCAAGCGTATAGAGCCAACGTGCGACTACTGCGGGCGAATCCTCGATTACATGACCGATAGGTTTGGCGATACCAATGACTCGGCCTGCATCCAATGCGCGAACGAACGGGCACCGGCGGACGTTGTTGATGTCCTTCACGAGATTCGCCGTGGCATCGTAGGTGGCGAATTTGAAACCGAATCCGACAACGAAGTCTGCATGGCAAACCAGTTTGTCGTACTCGTCGGTCTGTTCAAAGTCTTATCAGACAACATTCGCCGAATTGCTGATGCCTTGGAGAAGAAGGAGGAGAAATGAGAATCGAGATACCCGAGGGGAGGTGCTTCACGTCGAAGCCGATCAACTGCTGCTGCCCGTGGTTCCAGGTGGCGACGTGGAAGTCGTCGTTGTTGGGAGATGCCGGAAGGTGGTTATCACCATCCTGCCGCTGGTGCCAGGAGCGCGTGGTGGACGGCGACAGGCCCGAGGCGTGCAGGCTGAGAGGCCCGGTGGTCATCGAGGTGGAGGCGAAACCGTGACGTATGACTTCAAGTGCCCATCGTGCCAGCACGTCTGGGAGGTCGAGATGCCGATGTCCCTCTGCGATGCGGGCGAGACCCCGACATGCCCCAAGTGCGACACCGAGGGAGAAATCTAGATCACCGGAGGCGCGGGGTTCGCGCCCGCGCCAGCGAAGGTGCAAACCGCGTCCAAAATTTTTTCCATGGCGCAAAAAAAATCCTTGACATCCCGATCGACCAGATCGATACTGAGGCTGTGAGGAGGTGGTCCTCACCGGAGACCGGGCTGCTCCCGGTTAGTCGAATGCCGAGAGGCAGGAGGCGAGCAAAATGAAGAAATCCACTACATGGCAGACGAAAGACGGTCGGACGGTCGAGGTGATCGTCAGGCTCGACACCGAGCGGGAAGAATGGGCCGACGGGTGGGATGTGAAGGTCGCGTGCTGCGATCTCAGCGTTACCACGACGCTGGCGGGCCACGTCGTGGCCTACAGCGAGCCCATGATGCTGGACGCCGATGATCCGGCCCGCAGGGCTGGCGCGGTGGCGAGGCTCGGGAGGATCGGGCTGACTCAGGAGCGACTGGATCAGATCCTCGCACTGATCGCTGAGGTCAAGGCCGCGCCCGAGTATCAGGCATTGATGGCCCGCGAGGCCCAGAACATCGCGGACGCCGAACGGCTGGATAGCGAGCGGCGGCGGAATGGTCTCTGCCCGCACTGTGGGACCTACTGCAATGGAGACTGCCGGTAAGGCAGAAGGAGGTGTAGCATGGCACGTTATCGCATGGACGACGGGACCATCGTGGACACGGACAACGCGAAGCAGCACTGGGATGAGGACACCTACTGGGATGGGCACAACCGATGCTCAGTCCCCACCGGATCACAATGGGACCACGAAGCCCTACACGTGTCGCGCAAGGGACGCTACTACATCGAGCACTGGTCACAGTACGAAGGCTCGCGCCCACGGGCCGAGTGGGTGAGCAACGAACGGGCTGCTGCGTGGCTTCTGCAGAACGAACACGACGTCCCCACGGATCTCGCCGAGGCCGCTGACACCATCTCCGAATAATCTACGGCAGCACGCCCTCACAGGTACCGAGGCCCCGAGACTGCATCAGATGGCGCAGATGTGACAGCCGAATGTCCAGCTCGACGTCGTTGAGATGTGTCCCGTCGGGCAGCAGCCGGGTCTGGTAGTACGCCATCGACACGCAGGCGGACCGGCGCAACTCCTCCGCTGTGGTGTCATCTGGGCGCACGTTCCACCACCCGCAGCCGGACAGCGTCACGACGAGCAGGATCGCGGCGAACAGACCGATCAGTCGGATGATGTGGGTCATGACACTAGCTCCGCTGCGGGGATGGACTCGCCGTCCGGTTCCGGTTCGGGCAACTGTTCGATCTCCGGCGCCACCTCCTCGATGACGTCGTTCGGGACTTCGACCGGAGCCGAGCCAGAGGTCTCGTATCCGGTGCGGTTCGGAGGCTCGGGAATGGCGCCGACCATGCCGCCGAGTCCGATGCCGAGCGCGGCGAACATCGCGGTCACGTTCGCAGTCCCACCTCCGAAGCACATGGCGCGCAGGACGCGGACGACCATGCCGATGGCCGCCAGCACCGCTGCCGACACGGGCACGTCATAGTCCACGAGCCACTTGAGCCCGGCATCGAGCAGTGCCGCGGCGAGGGCGCCCCACGAGAGCCAGTCCACCAGACGCCAGGTCCGTTTCTTCGCTTCTTCGCTCATCTTCAATCTTCCTCCGAGATAGACCGTGCCAGCAGCACGGCATGCGAGATCGCCCACCCGACCAGACCAGACACCTGATCCTGCGTGGCGATAGGGATGCACCGGATCAGGTCCTCGCGGCGCAGCGTGCGCTCGTGTTCGAGGACCTGCACGGTGCCTTCACGCTTCTTCACTTCGCCTTCTTCCATGCCCGTGGACTCTGCGAGCTTCAGGGCCCCGCGGGCCAGCAGCAGGTCACCCTCGACCTGGATCAGCCGGGTGATGCTCTTGACGGCCTCCTGCCCGACGGCGATGCCGAACTGGCCGAGGGTCTGCGCGATGACGTCCCACATGACGATCTCCTGTTAGATGAGATACTGCGTGACCAGCGAGATGATGCTCACGGCCACGGCCCCGAGCGCGATCCACTGTGACAGGTGCTTCTGCTTCTTGTCCTCGACCCGCATCAGCATGGCCGCGCATCCATTGCGGAGCCGTAAGCATTCTGCCGTCGGCATCATGTGTTTCTCGCAAGATTCAAGGCGCGCCGCCAGCTCCTTCGAGCAGGCGTTCAGCCCGGCCATCTGGTCACGCGACACCTGAATGGTCTCGTCGTGCCTGGCCACGGTCAGCCTGACGTCCGTGAGAATGCGCAGGATCTCGTCCTGCCCCCGTTGCAAGTCACTGATCGCATCCCGCAGCCATCCGATGTCGCCCTCGTCGCTCATGTCGCCTCCGTAAGTCGTACGAATGGGAAGCCAAAGGGGTCAATCTTGCCTCTGGCTACGTGCAGGTGACCGTACACGCCCGGAGTCCATGACCGCAGATCACCGAGCCAGGCGGTGCCTGTCCGCGTATCCGCCGGGATGTGGTAGTGGTGACGCAGGACGCGGACCAGAGCGAGGGTTGCCTCGACCTGGCACGGATACGGCATCAGACCGTAGATGTCCTGCCCGTGGATCGTCACGTGGCGTTCCTCGCGTGGCGGATGGTACTTGTCCGCGTACTTGGGCAGGACGGCGTTGCTGATGTCGATACCGATGCTGCGGTGATTGAATGACTTACGGTCCTCGATGCCGCCGTCCTCGCGCCGGATGTCCCCGATGCAATGCCAGCAGAGGGCGGCCGGGTCAGCGAATTGCACCACGGTCCCGTCGTTATCGATGCAGAAGTGCGTGGACAGGCCGCGGGCCGCGAGCACGCGCGCGCAGGAGTCGGCCGAGGTGCAGGCGTCGTGGTGCAGGATGATCTGCCGGATCGAGTTCTTGCGCTGTTTGGTCGCCACGATGCCGATGGCGCGGCGCGTTGGAAAGGGAACCTCGACCAGCGCGCCGTCGATCAGGATCACGCCCATGCGGACCTCCGACCTGTCCCGATAGGGATGGTGTGCTACGAGGGCGCCTGGAGTCACGCACGGCGTCGAGGTGGGTTTGTTGGCTGCCGCGCCGTGATTGCGCCGACAGTGGCCGCGATACATACTCCGGGCAGGAGGTGTGCCATGATGCCAGACATCTCGGTCAGAATCGACGCCCGGATATTCGAGCGGGCGCTGTTCGCGATGCAGAAGCAGATCCCATTCGCCATGGCGCGGGCGTTGACGCTGACGGCCCAGGACTGCAAGATGGCGCTCGTGGGCCACCTGCCCGACGACTTCACCATCCGAACGACCTGGCTAGAACAGGGGATGCGGATCAAGTCGGCCACGAAGGCGAACCAGTCCGCCGAGGTCGGTTCGATCGACCCGTTCATGGTCTTGCAGGAAGCGGGCGGAACGAAGGAGCCGAAGAACAAGGCGATGGGCATCCCGACTGATGTCATCCGAGGTGATGACAACCGCGGCATTGCAACCGCGGGGAAGTGGCCCAAAAGCCTGATCAACGCGAAGAAGTCGGCACGCTCGTATTTCGTCGGCAAGTTCGCATCGGGAAAGCGGTTCCTCGGCCACAAGACGGGCGCAGCAGAGCCGCGAAAGCGCGTGCGCGACGGCCGGACAGGACCGGTGTTGCCGCGGGAACCGATGGAAGTCGTCTACGTGTTCGCGGACAAGGCGCAGATCAAGCCGCGATGGGAATTCGAGAAACAGATCCTTGCGGTCTGCGACAAGGAGTTCGCGGACAACGCCCTGCGCGCTATCGATGAGGTGCTTCGGACCTCCCGCTGACTACCGGACCAGACACAGCGCCACGCCGTATCCGCGCTCCGCACTGTAGGGTGTCTCGATGTCCATGACCTCACAGCGAGTACCGCTGTCCGTGGCCGTCCCGACGCCATCGACGCCCGGCTCGATGTAGGCGGTCTCGCTGGTCACGGTCTCATCGATACGGACCCGGAGCTGGCCGAGCAGCCCCACGCAGGTCCACTCCTCGGGACGGGCCGCGCGGTCGATGTAGGGCCGAGAGCGATCGTAGTCGGCAGCCACCTTGCGGGTCATCTGGCCGTTCGCGTCCTGCTCGTAGATGTATCCGCCGAACAGGTCGCGCTCGTACTTGCCTGCCCAGTGCAGACCCGCCCCACCACCACAGACGGCGGGCTGTGCGGACACCACCCCGAGGATGCGGTCACCGGGCACTGCGGCGCGAACCTTGCGCCCCACACGGGACACGATCGATCCAACAGGGATGACGCCTTCCTCGGCGTTCTCGAAAAACTCCGCGTAGTCGACGCCGGTGTCCACGAAGTTGCCGTCGATCGTCACGTTTCCGCCGTCCGAGTCGATACGCCACGAGAGGTTCTGGTCGTGGTCCGTCTCGGTGATCGCCGCCCCGCCGTCGTACCCACCGCCCACAGAGAATGTGTGATGCAGTTCCGCACACCTCGATGCCATGATGGTCGAGGCGTTCCCCGATGCGAACGACCCCGCGGACCCGATGACGATGGCCGAGTCAGCCGATGCCGTGCATCCCTCGGACCCGAGGACCATCTGGTACATCTCGCCCGAGGTGGTCAGGCAGTCCTTGCTTGCGATGATGACCGACTGCGTACCTGCGACCTTCGACGGGATGAGACACGTGGACGCGATCGCCACGTTGTTCGTGCCGTCCACGGTAACGTCCTGACACCCGAGCGCGGCGCACATCAGGCCGTCCGCGCTGTTCCCGATCCACACGCCGTCACAAGCGAGGATGGCCGAGCAGTCCGTCGTCCCGAAGTTGTCCAGCAGACAGTCGCGCGAGGCCATGACGGCGGACCGCTGCACCGTGGCGCTCATGTCGCAGTCGTCCGCAGCCACGGTCGCAGAGTAGATGACCGTCGCGAGGTCGCAGTCCACCGAGGCCAGACATCCCACGTAGGAGGCCGCGGCCACGATGCCGCAGTGCTGCGAGACGAACACGCCCTTGTCGCAAGGCGTGTTGATCAGTGCGGAGATACTGTCCGTCGTCCGACCAATCCCGAAGCCTAGCGCGGTAGACAGTTGCGTGTCGCTGGTCCCGTCCAGCGTAAGCCCGCCGTTGCCGGTGATGACGTTGCAGATTTCCTCCTGCAAGCGGTTCAGCCAGCGAGCTGTGATGACCGTTTCAGTGCCCGGCGTCTGATCGTCCCAGTACCCGGTAACGCCAGCCTCGACAAGTACCGGCTCGGCGGCGACGGCAGATGGATGGGTGATGCGTTGCATGGTTCGAGCCTCCTATCCTTCGTAGTTGTAGATGCACTTCGTGTGCGCTGGCTTGTAGCGTTCGAACAGGTAGCACAGCACAAGGCCATCGGGGTCCGAGTAGTGGACGAGCGGATTCCCGCACCGGTCCCCGCACCGCAGACGGCTCACAACAGACGCATCGCAGTCGGCGATCCAGTAGTGTGCCCACGCGGGCGAGTAGTCGGGATGCAGCACCGCGTCGTGCAGGCGGTCCTCGACGGTGACCGTGATCCCGTGCTCCGCGGCGACACCCTCGAAGTAGTCAGGACTGCATCCGCCACGTGTACGTAGGTGAGCCACGATTGCCGTGCGCCGGTCCGCGTCCGTCACAGGCGCGGTCCCCACGGGAATCGGTAGTCCGCAGATGCGCTCCCAGGCATCCAGCGTCTCGGTCGCCGTCTGTGGGTCGCACTCCTCGATCATGTCCAGCGCCCTGTTGTGCAGACGCGCGAGCTCGTCACCGAGGGCGTCGAGCAGCGCGCCGAATTTCGTCAGCCCGTCCCGCACCCACAGCCAGCCGCGAGGCAGAAGCCGGTGCAGGAGTCCCGTGTAGTCGAGCCATGTGCTGCGTCCAATCATACGAATGTCACCGTCCCGAGGATGGCCAGTTCGTCCCCAGAGCACACCACGTCATTGGTCCCGGCGCCGCCATCGACAACCGTGAAGGAGTGCGAGGTCTCACCCGCCGCGCGCGACACGGCCTCGTGAAGCTGGCTGTTGTAGATCGTTCCCCCGAGGGTGGCCGTGGACAGGAACAGCGCCTCCAGTTCATCCTCGACCTGTGCCTGGACAGTCGAGGTGTTCGGTACGAGGTCAATGGTGATGTCCGTCACGTGCGGTGTCGGTGCCTTTGCCCTCACCGCCATCGTCACGGGCCGCCGCGAATCGTCGTCGAGGTACGCCTGGACCTGGGCGATCAGCGGCGCCGCCGGGATGACAGCAGAGCCAACGCCGGTGGTGGCGAAGTAGACCCAGACGTCGCCCGCGGGCACGGTCAGGCCGAGCGAGTTCGTCTCGCCGACTACCCAGACGCGCTCGACACCTGCGACCTCCATCGCCCACATCTCGTAATCTTGCGTACACCCGCCGTGCGGACGGTCCCGCACGAAGTCCACCACGCGATCGCGCAGGCCCTCGTCAGACTCGACGTCCGTCCCGCCGGTCAGTCCGGTATCCACGGTCGCCGTCGCGACCACGCCCGCGGGAGGCGACACGAAGGTGAGCAGCGTGGATGCTGCGGCGTTGCCATCGTCGCCAGCCTCTAGGGCGGTCACCGAGACCGTCTGCTGCGCGGTCGGAGTCGGGAAGTTCACGATCACATCGGTCTCGTACTGGACGCCAGCAACAGTCTGCATCACGGTCCCGGCCGGGATAACCGATGCAGCCGTACCGGTCACGCGCACGTTGCCGGTCGCCTTCGTAGGCGGGTTCGGCGTCACTCCCCAGATGGTCGCATGGCGCCTGGTGAGTTCCGTTGTGGTGTCCAGCATGAGCTGCCCCATGATCCACGACTGGAAGGCGTAGACGGTCCAGACCGCGCCCGCGAACACGCGCGCGAGCACCCACAGCAGCGAGTACCGGATGCGACTATCCTGCCCAGGGATGCGCGTGTTGATGTCGCTCGCAATACGCTCGATCAGCGTCGTCAGGGTCGGGACGACGAATCCCGTGGTGGTCGCCATGGTCAGCCTCCTATTTCGCTCCAGAGGTCATCGAACTGCACGATTGCGGGCGGTTGCCCGTCGCGGTAGAGGGTCACAGTCATCCCGAGGATGTCCCCACTGCGGGCAGTCTCGACCGCGAATGACTGGCAGATGCCGTCATCGACGAGGACCTGCAACGCCTCGGTCGCCAGCTCCTTCGCGCGGATCACCACGGCATCCGTCAGGGTCTCGCGTCGCAGGAGCCAGAGCCGCGAGCCGAAGTCCGGGTCCGCCCACCAGCCGGATCGGTCGTTGATGCCATCTGGCAGTGCGTCATCATCCCGTGCTTGCCGGTCCGAGAACAGGGCGATCATGACCACAGCACGCAGACTCGTCATCGGGTCCGATGGTGCATCAGGCACCAGGTCAAACAGTTCGGCCCACAGAGCCACGTGTCACCTCCTACGAGCTCGTGTTGCGCGTCCAGCCGGTGAAGTACGCGCGGACCGGGCCCGCAGCGGCGCTCGGCGCAAGCGTCGTGGCAATTGATGTGGTCATGCAATCCAGAGTCTTGGTCGCCACTGGCGTCAAACACGCAGCCGCCCCGTCTATCACCAGCACGCCCATCACACACCTCCCACCAGCGCCGCAGCAGGGCTCGACATATCATACAGCTTCCACCCCGCCGACCCTGCCGAGATGTTCGACCCAGACCCCGCGTACCAGATCGCACCGCCCGCTGGCGTCACGTCCGACAGGGTGAGGTAGTTGCAATTCACCGTCCCCGTCGCTTGGCTCAAGACCGCCGCCGCCGCGCTGGTGTTCCGCAGCGTGATCTTCGTCCCCGGACCACCCCAGGCGTGGAACTGCCCGACCGTCGTCGTCACCGTGTCAGGGAGCTTCACCGTTTTCGTGTAGGGACCGCGAATCCACAGGGCGCCGAACGTATTCGTCCCGGTGATGGTCAGGTGCGCGGCCTCCTCCACCTCGAACCGCCACGGGTACGTTGCACCGCCACCCACGATAGTAGAGGTCTTACCGGCCCCACCACCCGACAACAACACACGCCCGCTACTGGCCTCCCACGTCGTGTTAGCGGGCTGCACGTTGTTCCACTTGTTTCCCGTGTTCGGGTCCGTCAACCGCAGCGTCCCCGCGCCAAGCTTCAAAGTTTTTGTGCCGGTCCGCGTATCGAACCTCAACGCACTCATATCGTGCCCATTCAAATCTAGCGTGCCATTCTCCAAAATCATCCAGTTCGTCGTAGTGCAATCGTCTGCAAGTGTCCAGGTCTTGCCCGCACCTCTAACGAAGAACGCGCACGCCCACGACTTACCATTGCTTTTGATCGTCGATGTTGTACCGCTCGCCCCGTACAGATGCACCTCGCCGCTAATCGTCCACGTCACGCCACCGTTGTCGATGTCGCCGTACACGTAAGGAACCCCTTCGCCACTGACGACGCCTCCCTGCCCAAGCAGATGCCGGACGTACTTTGTGTACGCCAAGCCCCATTCCAACCGTCCGCTCTTGACCACGCAATCGTATGCAGACCCCGGCCCACCCGGCCCCGCGAATGTAACTTGCTTCCCCGAACCCGGGTCAATCTCGTAATGGCAGCCAGTTATATTGTAGATCGTGCATCCAGCCACCACTCTGATCCGTTGCTTCGCTGTGTATTTGCCAAAGGGCTGTTTCGACGTATCTCCACGGATCGTCCAAATGTTCCCCGCATCCGCACCGGTCAGAATCGCGGTACTGTGGTTCTCGATCCAGGTTGTCCGGGTATCCAGATTGGAGCCGTTGATATCGAACGTGCCGCGATAAATCGTCAGCCGGTCGATCACGGCGTCGTCAGTCATCGTGACTGCCTTGCCGGAACAGTTGGGGTACACCTCACCACCGAACGCCACCCCGTTGCTAGTCCAGGCGCAGGTGTCCGTAACAGTCAGTCGCCCGGTGTACGTCAACGTCCCCCCGAGCGTAACGTTCCCTGCAATCGTCAACGTCGAACTGCCCGCCAGCGTCCCTCCCGACGAGGATAGATCCAGCGTCTTGCATGTCGCCGCCGCCGCGACCGTACACACTCCGGTACTGTAGCTATTGAACACGACATCGTCTGTCGCCGTTGGAAGATGCGTGGACCCGTCCGAGGACCCGTCCGCGTTCGTCGTCCAATTCGCCGAGGCCGACGTCCCCCAGTCCGCAGTCCCACCCCTCCAGTAGTACGTCGCCATGCCCCACCCCTACGGCTTCGCCAAGTTCATCCCGAGGATGAAACCCTCGTAGGCACCGCTCGCGATGACCTTGAACGCGAAACAGTCCTTCCTGTCGCCCGTCGTCGTCAGCGTCGGCACTACGTCCGCCGGCCACTTGATCCCCGACCACCACGTCACCGTCCGACTCCCGGTCCCGTCCTGCACCAGGGTGATCGTGAACATCTGACCCACGGAGGCGTTGCTCACCGCGAGGTTCCGATTCGCGTCCCCGCTGTCCATCACGACCTCATGGTGCGACGCCACCTCCAAATCGAGCGTCACCGTCGCCGCGTCGTCGTTCACCTCGTACGCATAGGTCACCCCAGCGGCGACATCTTCCCACGTCGGCGCCGCAGCCACACCGCCCGTGCTAAGGCACGATAGGTACTTCCGCGTGTCGGATGTATCCAGGCCCAACTCGGTCCACACCCCAGACCCGTCCGAATAGAACAGCTTCCAGTTCCCGCACTTCATCCCGGCGGTGCCGAGTTGGCCGGTGTACGTGAATATCGGTGCCATGGTCGAAACCTCCTACTTCTTAGGCCTGTGGTAGATCACGTCGTTCGCGTCCACGGCAGCCACGGGTCGATCGTCGAGGATGAACTGATCTCCGGCATCCTCGCGGACGAACACCGTATCGCCCATCGCGTAGACCATCGTTGGCATCGCGGCGTCGAGGGTCCTGAGCTTCGCCTGGGTTCCTTCCGCCACAGTGACAGCAATGATCTTCTGCGGGGCTTTATCCGCCGACCTATCCCAGAGCCGAGGCATGTCCACCAGCACGCACCCGAGTCTTACTGACATCTCGTTACCTCCAGATTACCACGTCGTTACGCCCGTCAGGATGCCACCAGCGAACGTCATCGTTTTCAACGTGCCGCTTCCTGCTGTGCCAGCTACGTTGTAGGTCGCTGATACGCCAGCCGTGCCATTCGTGCGATACCCCGTCGTGGTGTTGATGTCGCCCGTGACGTCGAGCGGGTAGGCGGGGGAGTCGGTCAAGATGCCAGCGCGGCCATGGTCATCGTCAAAGACGATACATGCCCCACCCATTAAAGACCCCCCCACATACAACTTGTACGTTGCGTTGTCGTAATAGATGGACCCATACTGCCCATCACCGCCGAGTGGCCGCAAAACCAGCTCTGCCTGTTCGCCCGGCGCTGTAACGCGCAAGCCATCACCAATATAACCATCTGAGAGGGCGCCAAACCGACCAAACTCTGACACGGACCCTGCTAGCATGGCCGACAAGGCCAGATAAGATTCTTCCGATCCGTTCGTCGCAACCTTGTATGCGGCATCGACGCTAGCCGCCTCTTTGGGCGTCCCCGCTGCATTCTCCAATTTGAACGGAATGCCCGCCCCGAACCCGGCTGCTGCCGTCCCGTTTGTGGTGTGTTCAATCGTCAACACGTCCGTGACGGCATTCGTAACCGCATCGTCCACGGTGAGCGTCAGCGGGGCGGTAACGCCACTAGCGGGCGTCTCCCACGTCACGCTGCCATCCGCGTGTCCCGTCAGCACGTCACCGTCAGAAGGGGCGTCCGTCGCGGGTAGCGTGTACGCGCCGATGGTCAGTGCCCCGAGGCTCGACAGGCTCATGCGTGTTGTCGCCGCACCACCGGACACCACCCCGAAATCGAGCTTGGAATCCTCGCTCCCGTTGGAAGCATCCTCCCACACCGCATTGATGCGTCCCGCTTCGTGCATCGTTGCGGCGCTGGTGGTTTCCAGCCGTAGCGCAATCCCCGCTCCCAACCCTGCCGCACCCACCCCCGCGCCCGTGACGCCACGGTCGATGGTCAACACGTCCAACACGGCGTTAGTCGTCGCGTTCTCGTCGTACAGATGCAGGCGGGTAGCTGGTGCTGACGTGCCAATACCGAGCCGGTTGTTGGCCTCGTCCCAGGTCAGATCCGCCGCCGCAGGGTAGTACGGAACGACGCCCGCCCCGTTGGACACCAGGAACCGCCCCGCCGCGACAGCCGTGATCTCGCCGACCGTGGTGGCCGCGTTCGCGTAGATGAGGCTCCCGACCGTCAACCCGGACCACGCGGGAGCATAGGACAGAGCAGGGATGTCGGAGGCAGAAAGCGCCTCAAACGACGGAGCCCCCGACGAGACCTGTCGTAGGAACTTGTTCGTCCCCGTCGCGTTGACCGGGACGACCTCGGGATACCCCCCAGCGCCGGTTCGCAGGGCTGCGTTGACCGTACTCGCCGCCAACTTATCCCATGCGATGTTGGCGGCTCCGCTCGCGGCTACGTTATCGTTGGTCAGCAGGCCCCATGTCGGGTCCGCCGCGTTGACGCCCATCAACAGATAGTTCGCGGTCCCAACCGCAAGAGCAGTAATATCCCCCGTTCCGCTCCCGACTAGAACCCCGTGGTCCGTCAGCGAGCCAACCCCCGTCCCCCCACGGGTCACGTCGAGGTACTGCTCGGACGAAAGCACCCCGCTCGCGCTGTAGACCGGGCCGTCAGTCGTCATGGCGGGTACAGTGATCCCGTTCAGGGATACGGCCAACCCCTCGGTCAGCGCCCCACCCTTCATGTAGTAGAATCGCAGGATTGAATCCTCGGAGCCCGCTGCCGGGTCGCTCCACTCTGCCTGCACAACTCCCGCGAGGGTGTCTGCCCCGGCGTCGTTCGTCGCCACCCAGTCAGCCCTGACGCCCATGCCGGCAGCCCCACCTCCCACGGCCCCCGTGTGGTGTGTGAAGCGGGCCGCGATCTTGACCTGATTGGCCCAAATGTCGCTAACGCTGGCCTCGAACAGTGCCGCAGGAGTGTTTGTCCCCACTCCGAATCGACCGTTGCCGGCATCCCAGAACAGGTGCGCGTTGTCCTGGGTGTAGACACCAGCAGATCCTGCAAAGACAACAGAACCTTCTGTAAACGTTCCAGCACCAGTACCACCATAAGCAGTACCAACCGTACCGGAAGTAATATCTTCGCCAGCATGGTCGTGTCCGATCGGAGAGTACGCGATGTCGTGATTATGTCCTGCCGCGGCGAAGTCAGCCGCCTTGTATCCGCTGTCTGACTGCGCGCCCGTCACCCCCGAGAAGGAGACGAAGTTACCGGCCACGGACGGCGACACAAGAGCCGGGTAGAGCGTGTTGTGATTGTGGGCGAGTGCCGCATACACCAGATCGTGATTGTGCGCTGCGAGGGCGAAGTCAGCCGCCTTCTTCCCGGAGTCCACCACCAGGCGCGAGGCGTCGAAGGATGCGAAGTTGCCATTCACCGCCGCCGCAGGCACCGGCTCGTATGCTCCGCCAGGGAACGGCGAGATGCCATTCGCATCCAGGGTCGCAAAGATGGCATGGATGATAGCCGACTCTGACGCCTTGATCGCTGCCCAGGCATCCGTGACGGGCGGGGTCACCTTGGCAATCGCGTCCGAGAGATTGGCCGGGTCCCCTGGCGTCGTAAGGTAGCCCGTGGCTGCGGTAGTAGTCGCGCCAGTGAATGACACCCACGTCGGCATCCTAGTCTCCCTTCACGACCGTCGAGCCCATCAGGTGACCGGAGATCGGATTCATCGGACAGACGCACAGCGGGTTCCCGGCCTCGACCACCGCGTACGGCGCGGTCGCGGACCCGAGGCGCACATCGTTCGAGACCACCACTACCATCGGGCCTTTGACCTCGACCATCCCGGACTTGAGCGTGATCTGGTTCGCGCCAGTGTCATCGTACAGAGCCACCTCGCCCGGATTGAGACTGGTCAGCCGGTAGCGGCGGTCGTCGATGCAGATGACGACGCTGTGACTCTGGTCCCCGCCCACCGACGCGATCAGGTGCTCGGCGCCCTCGTGTGGTGCAGAGGCGAAGCCGTAGGGCTGCCAGGACTCGACGCCATCGCGGACCTCGCCGTCATGCACCGTTACCTGCACGGTCTGACGACTCCTGCTGTTGTCCACGCGCTTGACCACGCCGCGCGAGAACAGCCCGTAGATGCGGCGCCCGATGTTGCTGGCCATGCTGGCGAGGTTCATTCATCACCCCCGTCGTCACGCGCGAACGGATCGAAGCCCTCGTTGGCCGTGCTTTTCTTCGTGCCCTTGACGGTCTTGACGGGCGGCTCCGGCACAAAGCCACAGGCAGGAGCCAGACGCAGCCGGGTGATGGTCCCGGCATCCGATAGGGTGTATGCCACCTCGATCGTCAACAGGTCTGCATCCACGCCGATCGTGGCATCGCGGACACGGCGCAGTTTGTTCACGTCCCACAGCGACCCATCCGATTGCCGCCATCCCTGCACGGTCACCTCGACCTCGATGCTCTTGCCCGCGCGGTAGGCCGCCTCCCAGTTCGCGCGTTCGGTGCAGGACTGGATCGTGGCGTGGCCGTCTGCGTGCAGCACAAGGACCCGATGGCGCCCCGTGGTCAGTTCGGCGTCCTCAGAGCCGCCGACTGCTGTCGATGCCGTCACTCCGTCGATCGTCTCGTCGCTCGCCCGCTGCCCCTTGACGCGGTACTCGGTGTACCGCTTGGACACGTCGATGTGCAGACGCGCCGATAGCAGGTTCGTGCCGACCACGAGGTCATCGGTGCCACGCTCGGTCCCCACGGGCCCACAGACAAGCGAGCCAGTCGCGTCATCGTAGGCCAGCATGGTCTGCGTGCGGCAGAGGCGGTCGATCGCCTCCGAGCAGGTCTCGCCGTCTTGCAGCCGGAATACCGGCAGGGTCGCGGTCCCGCCGGACAGCGCCGTGGTCACGTTGTATACGCCCGCCAGGTCGTTGATGATCTGCGCCGCGGTAACGTTCTTCCACCCGCCTGTCGGCCAGACCGCCGAGCAGTCCACGAGGTCGCAGGTCATCGACCGGCCGGACACCCGGATCGCGTGCGACGTCGCATCATGCCCGAGGTCCAGAGCGTCCACCCATCCCATCAGCACCACGTCATCGTCGAGCAGCACGTCACATGCCGCGCCGGGCTGGATGCGCAGCGCGTCCTTACCACCCGGCGACCGGGCAGCAGATTCGAACACGAACGTCGATGCCATCTGCTCGATGGAGCGCGTCACCTCGATAGACTGCCAGCCCTCCCAGAGCTTGCCATTCACGCGCAAGCGCGCCATGTTCGACACGTTAGACATTCAACACCTTGATGGCCTGCCCGCCCGGCACAAAGCCAGGGTGCGCGATCCGGTTGCGTTCTCCGATTTCTTCGGCCCGGTCCGAGTCCTGATACAGGAGCTGCGCGATCTCCAGGGTCGAGGTGGTCTCGGCTGGCGTGTGATCCACCAGACGCGGCAGACGCGCAGACTGCTCCAGGATGCCGGTCACGATGCCCGCGCGCAGGTCCTCGATGGACTGATAGGTCCCGTGGGTCGCGTTCAGCCGCGCCGCGTCCAGCCACTCGGCGAGCTGGTCGGCCATCGACTGCGCATCGTCAAACACCGTCCACGATTGTTGCGACGCGAGCTTCGCGGACTGCGCGATCGCAGACAGCCACACGAGGCGGTCGAGTGCGGCCTGGTTCTCGGCGACAGCCGCCTGCGTTGGCGTCATCGCCGACGTGTCCACAGCCTCGGAGGTAGCAGCGGCATCCGCGAACATCTGCGTCAGCGCGTTGCACGCGGCCAGGTCCTCGATCTGGCCGAGGACGGTCTGCCAGGAGTCAGCAAGGTCCTCGGGAGTCTCCAGCAGGTCGGTGATGCTTGCAGACATGGCATCGAGCGCATCGACGACATCACCGAGCGTGTCCGCGGACAGATACAGGTCGAGGGTTTCCTGCGTGTCCGTAATCTGCGCGGTCGCCGAGTCGATGGCGCGCTCGACCACCTCGCCCGTCTCGTCTGCAAACCGGAACGCCGCTTCGAAGTCCGAGGCGCCAGACGCGCTCAGGCTGTCCGCGTAGACCTCGACCACGTCCTCGACGTCGGTGATCTCCAGCGGCCAACTCGCATCGCCGGATTCGACGAACGTCAGCGTGAAGGTCACGACGCGCCCCGCGTCGCTAGATTCCGTTACCTCGCAGGACTCGCAGGAGCACGTCATCTGGCCGAGCGTCGGATGGATCAGTGTCCCGGGACCGGACGTCTCACAGGCGTCCAGCAGGAGGTTGCGTTGCGCGAAGCAATCTTCGCCGACCACAAAGCCGGTCAGTTGCACCTCGCGCGTGGCCCGGCCCATGTCCTCGGCGTAGGGCAGATCGCGCTGCGGATACTCATGGCGCACGATACGGCGCCCGACCGTCATGCTGTCCGCGGATACGAGGAACCGCACGCCACGGAAGCTCGCCATCTGGAGGTCGTCAATCCACGTGCTCACTGCGTCACCCCGAGCGCCAGAGATGATTTCCCGGTGTCCACCGTCGCCTTGACGGGCACCGCTGGATTCGTGGCCGTTGTGCTCGTCACCCGGAGGCCAGGCGGCGCGTTGTCGAACTTCACCGTGACCTGCCCACCGACGTCCGTCTTTTGACGGGCATCGAGGCGCAGTTGCCGCTGCTGCTTGTAGAGCAGGTCGCGACCCTCGACTGTGTTCGGAAGTTCTGGCAAGCCTTGTGCTCGCCGCTCCGCGTTCTTGCGCGTCACCCAGTCCTGCGTCTGCTGCACGATTTCACGGGATTGCCGCTCGGACTCCTGCACGTCTTTCCATGCGTTCCACGCCTCGACAGCCTTCCAGACTGTGACCGTGATTCCAGCGATGGCAAGAGCCGCGGCAGCGATCGGGCCACCGATGGCCCCGAGCGTGCCGAGCGCGACCGATGAGATAGCATGCAGGCCGGCGAATGCCTGGCCGAGCAGTCCGATAGAGGCGGCTATTCCCCTGATGGCGCCGATGACTTGAGCGCCGACCCACACCGCAAACACGGCCTTCGTGTAGAATAGAATCTGCGCCCAGTGGTCACGGATCCACGCAAGCGCGCTGACAACCCCATCGAACGCGATCTTTGCGTACTCGATGGCCACGTCCTTGTTGGCCTTGATCCATTGCCATGCGTTCATCAGCGACAACTTGACCCGATCAATCACCGCCGCCAGGCGCCCCGAGTTCTTGAGTTCCTTGACCCACTTGATCGTGTCGAGCACCATCGGCTTGAGGACGGGCAGGAGCGCCCCGGCGATGGCGTTCTGCACGCCCATCATGGCGTACCGAAGTCGGATCTGCGTATGCCAGAAGTCGTCTGCGGCGTCCCCAGACTCATCGGACACAAGGCCGTATTCCGCGGCTTCCTTCCGAATCTCCGTCAGTCCCGCGAGTCCCTTCTCTGACATGCGGGTCATCACCAGACCGGAACGACCGAATGCGGCCGCGGCGAGGGCGGCGCGGTCGGTCGCCTTCGGCATTCTGGCCATCGCGTCCATGACGGCCGCGAACGCATCCTCTGTGGATTTGGCTCCGATGATCGACTTCCTTAGCCCGCCAGGCAACTTGTCCAGGTAGGTCTTGAGCAGGCCGGTGCCCGCACGCGCCTGCCCGAGGTAGCGGACGAAAATATTCATTGAAGAGTCGAACGACTCAAGCGACACATCGGATAGTTCCGCGGCGAACCGAAGCTCCTGCAACGCCCGCGCGGACAGCCCGAGTTGGCGGGCCATGTCCCCGACTTCGCCCGCCCGGCTGACGTAATCGTCGAAGTATCCCTTGATCTTGGCCGCGGAGAACGCGACTCCGAGGGCACCGGCCAGCGCGGTCATCTTCCCGATCGTGCCGGTCACAGCCCCTGTGATTCCGCGGGTCACGTTCCGCACGTTCGCGGACAACGCACGCAACGGCGTGGTGAATCGGTCCACCGCCGAGATGGTCGCCTTGACGCTGTAGTTCTTGGATCGCGCCATGTCAGTCTCCGCTTGCGCGCTTGGCGGCGTCGTTCAACTGGACGACCCACCATTCAAGGTCGTCAAGTTCCAGCGCCCATATCTCGGACGGCGGCCAGTGCAGGTGATACGCGAGATCGGCGGCTAACTCGGACCAGTTTCCTGGCCAGGACCGCCGAAAAAACCCTCGATCACCTTCGACACGGCCTCGAGGTCGCCGACATCGATCTGCTCGGCGCTGGACTCGGGAATCCCCGCCAGGCGCGACACGAGGATGACGACCCGCTCCATCTCGCCGCGGCCATCGGTGGCCCGGAGGTCACCGAGGTTTGGACGGCGAGCGAAGGTCAGCGAGGTCACGCTGTCGCCATACGCCTTGATCGGGGTCTTGAGTTGAATGCCGATGGGGAGTTGCATCAGGTGAGTTCCTCCCCGCCCAGACCCTCAAACCGCACAGTGACGGTTCCGTCCGCAGCGTTCAACTCGTGGGCGCCCTTGCACCAGGCGCGACGCAACACGTACACGTGGCCGTTCGCGAGTTCGGCCTGCACGGTCGCCTCGGTGATCGCCGTCAGGTCCGCGATCGAGAGGTCATCCTTCAACAAGAATTCGCCCTCGATGTACGGGATGCGCCAGCTTTCCTTGTAACCGGCAGGTCCCGACAGCCCGGCGATGCCCTCGCGCTCGACCAGATCGGTCGAGACGGTGAGCGTGCCACCGAGCGCGTATTGCACGCCGTCCGCCTTCACGTATGCCACGCCAGCGATGCGCTGATTCGCCATGGGTCACCTCCTAGACGGCCTGCGCCGTGTATTGCAGCCGGAACTGCGCGAGCATCGCGAACACCCGGAGCTGGTTCACCAGATCCGGCGGGTAGAGCACGTCGATGCGGCACGGGTCCGTGCTGTTGCGCTCGACGATCAGGTTCGCTACGAAGTCGTCCACGCGCTCGACCAGACCTTCGTACTCGTAGTCGCGGTAGGCACTGACGAGCTCGGCGCGGATCACGTTCGGGGTCACGATGGCCTGACCGGGACCGAACCGCGTACCGTCGTCAGCCAGCTTGTGCCTGCCGTACTTCGTGGTGATGCGGCTCTTGGTGTCCCGCAGGATGTATTGCAGGGTCGCCAGGGTCTCGATGTCGAGGTACGAGGTATCAGCCACGCCGCCCGCGTTCGTCTGGTACGTGGTCACGCAGCGATCGATGCGAAGGTATCCACCCGAGGTGTAGAACGTCGCCACACCGTCGTATAGCAGCGTGTTGCGTTCGGTCGCCGTGTGACGGTCCGAGAGTGCGGGCGGGAGGATTCCCACGAGCGGTAGTGTCTGCAACGGCCTCGCGGGGTCGATCTTCAGCGACTTCGCGGCCTGCGCGGCGGCGGCCGCGCCCCACTCCCACGTCGGGTTCGGGACGGACTCGCATCCGAACAGCGTGAGGTGCTGGTCGTTCAGCGCATTCCCGCGGGTCGAGAGATTGCCGACGGTATCGTCCTTGGCGCAGAACACGTGCCCGTAGACCTGGCGCAGCGGCGACCACCGGCCCGACACGTCCTGCATCTCAGCGGTGAAGGCCGTCGTCGTGGTCGCGTCGCTCCACCCGAGGATCACGTAGTCGTACTCGGTGTCACCCATGGCCGCGACGGCATTCGTCAGCGACGGGTCCGTGGCGCCCGTGGCCATCGGAGTGATCGCCACGCCCACGCCCGTGGGCAGCTCCTGGCCGGAAATCTGGCCGAGATAGTTCAGCCGCACGTCGATGTCGTTGCCGAGCGTGCCCTTGTGCCGAGCGGTCAGCGTCACCTTGTGGTCGTTCGGCGCTACGGGAACGGTAGCCGTCACGGGAATGTCGTCCGCTCCGGTGATGGCGGCGGCGATGGCGGCGGCGATGGCGGTGGCGGCATCGGACGCGGCGACACCGACCTCGATGAGCTTGCCGGCGATGTAGAGATAGATGGTCCCCGCCGCCGTGGCCGGTCCGGTCACGGTCAGCAGTCCGGTCGCCTGCGTTCCTGCGCCATTGTCGGCCACCGGGATCGCCCACAGTTCGCCGAGCAGGTCATTCGCCCTCGCGGCAATGCACATGGCGGCCAGTTGCGAGCCTTCACCGAACAGCGTCCGCGCGGATGCGTCCGAGGTCACGAGGATCGGCGTATCGGCCGTCGCGGTGCCAGCGGCGAGCTTCTGTCCGACGCACAGCGTCTTCGGGTTGTCGCCCGACTGCCCGGCGGCGGAGCTGTCCAACTCCGCGTAGAACAGAGGGACGCGGATGTTCGAGGGCACGTTGTTGAAGGAGATCGACATGGTTCCCTCCGTTACTTCTTCGCCTTCTTGACGGGCGCCTTCTTAGCGGGCGCCTTCTTGGGTTCGTTGCTTTCGGCCTTCACCTCAGGAGCGACAACGGGCGCGGGAGCAGGCCGCGGGTGACGCACGGGCAGCGGTTCTGCGATGATGTCGCCGCATCGTTCACGGCGGGCCCAGTACGAGTCGAACTCGACAGACAGCCACTTCTCGTGCGACAACATGGCGCCGGGCTTTCCTGGGATGCGAATCACGCGACCCGGAGCTGCCTTGATGTTTCTCAGCATCTCGACCTCCTATGGAGCCGTCAGGGTGTAAGTCGCGACGACTTCGGTCGTCAGGGCGGGCTCGTCCACCGTCAGGTGCACGGTGTCGAAATCATCTGCGATGACCGGCTCGAAGGCTGCGACGTACTCGATCTCGAACGTGATGCGGGACAACATCCGACGGTGATCGGACTCGATGTCCCGGCCGCGCTGCACGCTGATGCGGTCTACCTTTTCGAACTGGCTCACCCAGTCCGGCGCCATCAGCAGCACTTCCTTGACCAGCTTCTCGTCGTCATCGAGGGACGCCGCGAGAGCCGCGTCAGTTGCGCCTTCGTGGATAAGCTCGATGACGAGCTGCTCGGTGCGCCGGTAGACGGGCGCTCCAAGGCTGATGGACTGATCTGTGTGACCGCCGGAATAGACCGTGATCGCCGGGATCTCGCCCGGCTGCCACGGCGGCATCCGAGAGTCATAGACGCGCGCGCCGCAGGACGTCTCGCCCGTCAGGCGGGTCACGATGTCCTGGCGGATGTTCTTTGGTGTGAGTGTCATAGCGTCACCAGAAACAGCTTCGCGGACCCGCGCCCGTCGAGCTGCACGTCGGTGACCTCGTAGCCGTCCGTCCCGATGGCCAGCGTGTGACCGATGGCTGGCGTCACGGTGCCAAGGTCCGCTAGGCGGACGTCGAGCACCGGGCGCTGCGTCGTCACAGGTACGCCATCTAGGAGTTGCACGACCTCGTAGAGCGCGTCGAATACGGCACGCAGGGTGACGGGAGCCCCGGTGCCTGGGGTATAGGTCACAGACACCCCGTAAGTCTCACGGACTGCTTTCGTGGCCAAGTCTGCGATTACACCCCAGGACACCGGATCACCTCACTCACATCTCGACGTAAGCGACGTAGACATCGACCTCGACCGTGGCGTCGGGCGCGCTGGCCTGGTAGGCCAGCTTCTTGCCACCCGAGGACACGTCGATCACCTTGGCGAAGAGCCCGCGGTCGTCGGCGTTGGCACCAGCGACCTCGCGCTTGATCAGGGCGCCGCGGACGGATGCCACGAACCAGTTGTTCGTGCCATCCAGTGTGGCGTCGAGCGTTTTGAGCCCGATCGCAGCGTCCATCGGAGCGACAGACATATACCCGCCAGGGGTCCCGTTGACGCCAAAACTCAGGGTCACGCCAGCGCCAGCAGCGACCCGCAGGTCATACCAGGCGTCCAGCACGGCCGCCTTCGTGGGCAGTGTGAACGTCGCGTCATGCGCTGCTGCATCGGCGAAGTGCGTGATCGTGGTCTTGGACACCTTCACTCGTGGCGGCGCGGCCAATTCAGCCAAGGCCCCTTCGACCGTGGTCGCGGTGATGTCGTTGCTCGAATCCTCGATACCGATCAGGCTCGCGCCCTCGGCGTTGTTCGTGCTGGCCAGAGTGGCAGCCACAGCCGCGTCGTCCGCGATGACCTTGACCTCGGCCAAAGCCGCTTCGACCGTCGTCGCGGTGTATTGCGTCGCTGCGTCGTTGATACCGATCAGGCTGGCGCCCTTGTTCAGAGCCAGGCTGGCCAGGTTCGCCGTGGTCGCGTCGAGCGCCTCGTTCGGCACGCCGAGGCGCACCTTCACCGTCGCCCCGCCACCGGCGACGGTCTCGACGCAGATGCCGAACGCCTCGCCGGATTCGACATTCGTCACGTCGCCCGCGCTGTTGTAGCAGCGGTCGCCCGCGCTGATGCCGACACCGGCCGCCTTCGGCAGCTCGAACACGCCGGACAGGCAGACCGGCACAGGATCGCCGTTGTCCGCGTCGGTCACGGCCACGCCGATGAAGTGCCCGACTTCGACCAGATCCCCGGAATCCACATTCGCAGGCGCGGTCAGGATGACCACGTCCCCGTCAGTGAGCTTATTCGTCGCCATGTGTCCCTCCTTCAGTTGTCAGAGCGGGTGGCCCGGCCTCCCGGGCCACCCGCCACACATCCCGTCACTAGGTCCCGGCGTTGTAGGCCAGCCCGCGCCAGTCGATCGCCTTCGCCCCGAAATACTGGGTGGCCTTGAGCCGCATCGCGTCGATGTCGAATCCTTCCTCGCGGGTGAGCTGCGGACCTTCCATGCCCTGGAGGAAGCCGTATTCGATGGTGTCGATCTGCGAGGGATCGGCGGCCACGTACCAGGCCACCGGATCGGCCACGTCCAGACGCGGCTCCTCGATGATCCCAAGACGACGCTGGTCGTCCGTCACGGCATTCGCGGCGCTCGTCGGGACATAGCCCGTCGAGAGCAACTGCCGCACCTGGAATCCCAGAGCCACTGGGACGATGATGTAGCGGGCAGGGACGCCCACGCCGACCACACCGCCGATGCCGGTCTGGTTCATGAGGATCGACTGCATCCCGGCGATGGTTGCCGCGTCGGGCGGGTTCACGACGGCTCCGGCTGCGACGTTCGCGTGGGTGCCGAGGTCGAACAGCGGATTTCCGTCCGCCATGTTCGGGTTGGTGGTGAAGATCGACCACACCACGTCGCTCTGCTTGCGCGCGCAGGAGGCGCCGAACATCGAGGGCAGACGCGAGAAGGCATCCAGGTCGTCGTTGATCAGGGCTTCGGTCGTGATGGCGAAGATGGCGCCGGCCTTCGACAGGTGCCACTGCTCGCGCCGCTCGCCGAAGGTCACGTTGCCGTAGGGAGCGCCTTCGAGCACGTCCGCGATCGTGGGCATTTCGCCGAGGGCCACGCGGCTCACGTCCTTGAGGTCGCTCAGATTGGTCTGGCGACAGAATGGCATGAACGTCCGCGGGGCTTCGGTGTAGCCTCGCAGCAGCGACTTGTTCGCGACGTTCGCCAAGACCAGCGGGAAGTCCGCCGTCACGTGCTCACCGGCACGCAGTGCGAGACTGGCGATCTCCATCTTCGTACGGCCACGGGTCCGCACGCCGTTCGCTTCGAGCGATTCACGCGCCATGTCCAGCAGGCTGTGGCCGCGGAACTGGCGGGCCACTTCGGTCAGTTCGTTCCGGCTGTCGCAGCGGTTGAGCAGGGCCTCGGTCATACCGCGAACCTGGTGCTCGACGCTTTCCGTGCCGACTTCGACCCGCGGGCGAGCTTCGGTCACCGGCTCGCGCTTCGCGGCGGCGTCGATCATGGCCGCACGGGCCTTGTCGAGCGTGGTGCCATCGCTGATGAGCTGGTCGATCAGTGCATCTTCGATGCGCAGCTTCTGTCCGGCAGCGCGGATCTCGGTCATCCGTTCCCGCTCGGCCTTGGCCGCAGCCGTCCGCACCTCGTCCAGGTTGACGGGCTGCTCCGTCACGATCTTGGTCTCTTCCATCCTGTGTTCCTCCTGAGTTGGTACTGGTTCGAGGGCGCGGAAAGCCGCTCCGGCGTCCGCTCCAATCGGAACGGCGGACAACTCGAATGGCTCCCAATCCACGACGCGGACGAGCGGCACCTGGCCGGACCGCTCGGTCAGCTCTGTGCGGTGCGTCTGATACCCGACGCTGATGTTGCGAATGAGCCCTGCGCGGATCTTCTGGACGATTTCCGCATCGCCGGGCGAATCGGACAGGCGGACCGTGGCGACGCCGAGGCCGTCCTCGATGCGGGCGCTACCGTCCACCACGACGCCGAGCACGGCATCGAGGCTCCCGGCGTCGTGCGCACGCAGGAATGGCGCGCCATGATTCAGACGGTCGAGGCGGACCGACTCGGGTGCGACGATGAGTTCCTCGTCGTACTGCTGGCCGTCCCACTGCTGGCGGCGGACCGTGGCGCCGGTCGTCCACGTGATGTCCACGTATGACGCTGGAGATTCGCTGGAATCACTCCGGAATGTGTCAGGCCGAATGTCGGCAGCGCGGCGTTGAAGGTCCATCTCCACCTCCTGCACGGATGGTGTGTTCCGGGCGAAGGCGAGGTCACGCACGACGTGATGGCATGTTCGTAGGTCGGCTAGTTGACGGTCTCTTCGTCGTCGTCGGCAGGTTGTTCGGACTCGATGGTCGCAGTCATGTCAGCGCGCGGGTCGGAGTCCAGCACGATGCCGAGCGAGTCACACAGGCGCAGTTCGTCCGCCCGTTCGGTCAGCACGGCCTTGACGTCCTCGCCATCGGCCGCAAGTGCCTCGGTCAGCGTGTCCAGTCCGGCGCGGATGCGGGTGACCGTGGCATCAGCTTCCTTCTGCGGGTCCACGGCCTCGAAGCGCGGCTGGCTCCACTTGCACCGATAGTTGATGGCGTTTCGTCCGTCCACGCGCGGCAGCAGGCCGGACACGACCGCTGCGTCGATCCACCAGTCCCAGATGCGCTGGCACAGCAGCGGCTCGACGACCTGCGCACGGAGGATGCGCACCATCCGGCGGAACTCGATGAGGCCCGCGCGGATCGAGCTGTAGTTCACCTGGCTCAGGTCGCCAGACAGGAGCTCGTAGGTCATCGACAGGCCCGCGGCGATCGTGTGCAGCTCGCTGCGCTTGTATTCCGGGAAGCCGCTCACGTTCGCTGGTGCGTTGAAGCGGATGTCTTTGCCGTCGCGCGCGTAGGCGATCAAGCCAGGCTCGAAGGTCTCGATGACTTTGCCGTCCGCATCCGTCAGTCCTGGTGCGATGCCGTCGTTCTCGTCCGGCGCGAGGTCCGGATCGCCACCGACGACGACGCCCACGTAGCACGCCTCGGCCCGCTTTCGGACGCGCTCTGCGTCGCAGTAGTCGTCGAGGTCGCGCAGCGGTCGGACCACAGGAGCGAGCCACGGCACACCGCGGCATTGTCCCGGCCGGGCCGAGGTCGCGTCGTACAGATGTGCGATGGAATCCCACGGCACCGCGCTCGTCTCACCGATCGTGGTCAGTGGCGAGGTCGTGGTGTAGGTGTCGCCCGGGTGGACCCGGTAGCAGTGCACCGCACGGCGTCGGCCGATCGGGTCGAACTCGATGCCCTGGACAATCCGCCCGCCGTCAGCGGTCGCCGCGTCCATGTCCGATGGGACCATATCGGCTTCGAGCAGTTGGATCTGAAGTGGCACAGGCAGGCCATCTTCAGGTCGGCGTGTTCGCCTGCGGGCGAATGCGTCGCCGGATTCGAGCCACGCGCGCACGGCCCGGTAGACCAGACCGTCGTAGGTCAGTTCACCGTCCACATCGACCCACGGCGACCAGGCCGTAAAGAGGGCGTCTACCCTGGCGTCGAGGTCCGGGTTTCCCGTCTGCGACCGCGGGCGGATTCCCTCTCCCACGATGTTGTCCACCATGGCGCGCAGGCCGCGGGCCGCGTGCGGGTTGTTCCTGGCTAGGTCGCGAGAGCGGGTCCGCAGATTCACGATGCCCGCGGACACCTCGGCCGCGCCGGATGCGCCCGTGGTCAGCCATCCGTCGGTGCGGCGGCCAGTCGAGGCGCCGTCATAGGCGCGGGTCTTTGCGGGCTTCGCCTTGCGTGCACGCTTGATGTCGAGTCCGAACAGTCGCATGTCAGCCTCGTGAGTGTGAGATGTAGCCGCACAGCGGGCGCCTTGACGACGGAGCCGCAAGGGCCTGGCGGATCAGGTCGGCGAGTCGCAGCATCTCAGCGAGCGATCGGTAAGTCACGAGCTTGTCGCCGTGCTTCACCGTCAGGACACCGGCCGCGATAGCCGCCTCAAGTTCATCAAGTTGCGTCTGCGTGTATCCTGGCATGGCGGGCTCCGAGTACGTCCCGCGGTCGATGGTGTGTTCCGTCCGACAACGAATGCAATCACGCCGTCATCGCGCGTCCGTAGGTCAGCGTCGGAACCAGGAGGATGGGCGCTTCGCTCCGGTCGCGCGAGGTTCGGCGGCAGGGCGTTGGGCGGTGGCTATCGGTCGTGGTGTCACCGATGATGTGGCGGTCCCGGTCGGACGCGGGACGGTCGTCGGCATGGCCAGCGGGCGGTCGAGGCGACGTCCGAAGGAGAACCACGCGTGGAGCCCGGCGTAGGCGTAGACGCGGCAGTCCAGCGCCTCGTTGCGGACACCGTCTGGTTTCACCCAGGCGCGGGCTTCCCGGCCTTTCGAGTACGTCACCTGCAATCGCTCGCTCGTGAGCTGCGCGAAATAATCCGCGTCCCGTTCGACGGGGAAGTGGCAATATCCAGCGCCAGGCGTCATCAGGCGCAGTCGCGCGTAGACGTCCTCTTTGGCCGCGTCGATGCCGACGATGTAGAGGTCGATCTTGCCCTTGTTGTTCTTCGATGGACGCCGCGGCCAGATCGGGATGCGTTGCCCGCCAGCAGGCGCCGACCTGCCCTTGATACCGAACACCCGCGAGCGAGTGTGGCGCTTCACGTACTCGTACGCACTCCCGGTGAAGTGGCCGCCAGTGTCCACGCACACCGTCGAGATGTGCATCGGTCCGACCGTCGGATGCATCCACGTGGTGTCGCGTGCCTGGTCGAGGTCTGCCCACGGACCGGATGCGGTGAGGTTCGACGGGTCACCCGGAATCACGGTGTACGCCAGCGACCAGGACTCATAGCCCGGTCCCCATGCCACCGTCTCGCATTCCAGCCGGTCGTCCTGCACGTCCACGCCCATCGTGATCACCCGGACCTCGGGGTCGAGCTCCACGTCGAACACCTCCCGCCGGTCCATGAGGCTGCCCGGCTCGACGCCCTGCCCTGCCCGGTCGTCCCATGGCTGCGCCAGTCTGGTGTTGATGAAGGTCTTGAGTAGCATCGGGTTCTTCTGCGCAGCGATCCACTCATCTGCCAAGTCGCCCCACGAGACCCATCCCACGGGCGAGTAGAGCCCTGACAGGTGATACCCTGTTGTGCGTCCGTCGCCGTCCGCCGTGGCCCGCCATTCGCCAGCCGCCAGAATCGATGTCTTGTCTGAGTTCTGGATATGGCCGCCACAGGCCGAACATTCGTACCACGCCCCATGCGGGTTGTCCTTCGCCCATTTCACGCCGCTCCATTCAAGCGTCTGCATGGTCTGGCAGTGCGGACATGGCACGTAGTAGTATCGCTGGTCGGACGCGAGGAACTCCCGCTCGATGCGCGAGAATCCCTTGACTGTGCAAGTCGATGTCAGGAGCACCTTGCGACGCGCCCCAAAGGTCGATGACCGTTTCTCCGCGAGCGACACCGGATCGCCCTCGTTACCCACGTCCCCCGGGTAGGTGTCGATCTCGTCAAGGAATAGGTATCGTATCGGCTTCGACCGCAGGCCGACCGGTGAGTTTGCTCCGCTGATGTAGACAACGCCGCCCGGATAAGCCTTGGCTGTGATCGTGTTACCGGCATCGCGGGTCTTTGGTTCGCCGACGCGATCGAGTAGGGCGGGACTCGTGGATAGCATGTGCTGGAGCCTGTCTTTCGACCACGACTGCGCGAGTTCCGTGGTCGGCTGCACGGCCATCATGGGTCCCGGTGCACACTCGATCTGATAACCGACCCAGTTTAGGCCCGCCTCCGTCTTGCCGAGCTGCGCCCCGAACCACAGCACCACGCGCTGCACGGGGTCCGTGATGGAAAGCCGATCCATCGGCTCGCGGAGGTACGGCACGCGGGATGTGCGCCATTGACCGGCTTCTGCGGATGATACGGTGTCGAGCAGCCTCGACCTATCCGCCCAGGCCGACACCGTGGAAATGAAGTCCGACGCCCACCCCTGGCAGAACGCGGCGCGCAGACTAGCGACGTGCTCGTCCATCATTTCGACTTCTTGATGGGCGGTGGCTCGTCGGCAGCCAGCGCGGCCAGTGCTTCGAGAATATCGGCGCGGAACTGCTCGCGCAGCACAGGGTCCGGGCAGCGGTCAGGGATCAACAGGAGTCGCCCGCGGGCAGTGGTCACCAGCTCGGACCACGTGCGGCACACCACAGCCATCGGAACAAGCTCGCCACGCTTCTGTTCTACGTCGATCCGGGCCGCCTCGGCCTTCCAGTATTGCCACCGGCGCTGTGCCTCTGCGAGCGTGATGGTAGACTCGTCGCTCGGGATCGGTGGTGGGATGTCCTCGGCCACAACCGCGATCGGATGCGTGCCTTTCTTCGGCCTCCCGCCTCCGTGGTTCCCTCCGCGTGGGTAGGATGCCGCCCGATTCGCCCTGCCCTTCCTGGCTTCAGCGAGGTCGAAGAGACCATCTGCTCCGGGCGAGTAGTACCCGGCCTTGACGTCCTTCGACACCTGCGTCGAACTGACGCCGAGTAGTTTGGGAAGTTGCGACCGTGGGACACGTTGGCCGGTGCGGTTACTGTTTCGCATTGATACAAAAACCGTAAAAGTGTAT